CGGAATCGCTGGGCTTTTCGGCGGTTGGATTCTGAATAACATCTCCCGTTCTATTGAGCGTCTGGACAAGGACGTTCGGGCGTTGCCGCTGACCTACGTGACCCGTGCGGATTACCGCGCAGACATTGAAGAAATCAAAGCGATGCTGATGCGGATCAACGACAAGTTAGATGCCAAGGCGGATAAGGAGTAACCGATGCCCCTCCCTGCTGCACTCCTGCCTTTGATAAAGCCGCTCCTTGCGAACGGTTTAAATCTCGTGGCGAACGCCGTTTCCGCGAAGGGCAAGCAATGGGTTGAGAATAAACTCGGCGTTGAGTTAAAGCCGGACATGTCCTCTGAAGACTTAGCCAAGATTCAGATTGCGCAGATGGAACATGAGGAAGAACTCATGCGGCTGCGGATTGAAGAGGACAAGTTAGATTTGGCAAAGACCGACCTTTATCTTAAGGATGTAGACTCGGCGCGGGATCGTGAGACAGCAATTGCCACCTCGGACAAAGCCCCGCTGCTCAACAAGATTGTCACGCCTGTCCTTGCCCTTTCCATCCTGCTGCTGACTTTCATTCTTTTTGGTGTTGTGATGTTCGACAACACTCCGGTTGAGTCCAGCCGCAAAGATATTCTGATCTACATTCTTGGGGTCTTGTCTGCGATCTCTACACAGATCGTGTCGTACTACTTCGGTTCCTCGCAAGGTAGTAAGGACAAGGCGGATCAGCTCAAGGAGGCGCTTAAATGAGTCTTGTTGCTGAGCAAGCTGCGTTTCTTATAGACGTTGCCAAGTTGGTTAATAAGGCGACGGAACTCGGTTTTGTGGTGACGGGTGGCGAGTTGTACCGTACTCCAGAGCAGCAACAGATTCATGTTCGTGCCGGTCGTAGTAAGACCATGAACAGCATTCATCTGAAACGCTGCGCAATTGATTTAAATTTCTTTAAAGACGGCAAGTTGACGTATGACGTTGCTGCGCTAAGGCCGGTAGGTGACTACTGGGAAAGCCTGAACCCCAAGAATCAATGGGGCGGCAACTGGAAGTCCTTTAAAGATGTCCCACACTTTCAAAGAACGGTGTAACGATGCCAGCCGCAATGACCTTTACCAGTTTGCAGTCGGACATCCGCAACTACCTTGAGCGTGGTGGGGCAACGGACCCGATTGTCTTTGAACAGATTCCGCGTCTCATTACGCTGGCTGAGCGGCGGATTGCGCGTGAACTCAAGATTCAGGGTTTTCAGAATGTGGTCACGATGTCGATGCAGGCGGACGTTGCCGTGTACGCGAAGCCAGATCGGTGGCGCGATACCATTAGCATCAACTACGGCACCGGCACCGGCAACAACACCCGCGTTCAGGTCTATCCAAGATCGTATGAATATGTGCGTGAGTATTGGCCGAACGAAACCGAAACCGACCCGCCAAAGTTTTACGCTGACTACAATTACAACTACTGGATCTTTGCCCCAACGCCCGATGCGGCGTATCCGGTAGAGATTCTGTATTACGAACTGCCGCCGCTGTTGGATGATACGAACCAGACCAACTGGTTGTCGGAGTACGCGCCGAACTTGCTGCTGTATGGGTCGCTGGTGGAGGCGACGCCGTTTGTGAAGGACGACCAGCGCGTACAGTTGTGGCAGTCTTACTACGACCGCGCCTTGGCGGCGTTGAATGGTGAAGACTTACAGAAGATCGTTGATCGGTCTACGAATCGTCGGGAGGCTTAACAGTGCCTAGCTTTACTCAAACTTTCGGCGGAACGAACATCTATCCAAGTGATGTCTCGTACCGTTATGTGTCCCTGACGATTGATCAGGTACTGGACTGGCCGCTGGAGACTGCGCCGTCAAATGATGTCGTTGCATCCATTATGGATGTTAATGCGACGACGACCAGCCTTGTCATCACGATGCCGGATGCGCGGGATGCCAGTACCGGCGAAACGGTGTTATTTAATAACGTCGGTTCTAACACCTTTACGGTCAAGACCAGCACGGGCGTGCAGATTTGTGCACCGACTTCGGGCAGCACGTTTCAAATTTACCTGACGGACAACAGCACGGAGTCTGGAGCTTGGCGGTCGTTCCAATATGGCGCATCGGCTTCGGCTGCGAACGCGGCGGCGCTGGCGGGTCTTGGGCTGAAAGCGATTGCGACGACGCTCAACCAATCGGTTCCGGTCAGTACATTTAATGCCAACTATACGGCTTCAACGAGCGATAGAGCGAAGGCGCTGGTTTGGACGGGCGGTGCGGGGACATTAGCGTTTTCAACAGGTTCAATGCTGGGCAATGACTGGTTCGTCAATGTTCGTAACAACGGCACAGGCGATCTGACGCTAAACCCAAGCAGTTCAGAGACGATTAACGGCGAACTAACGCTGGTATTGTCTCCGGGCGACAGCGCGATTGTGGTCACGGATGGTGTCGAGTTTTGGACGATTGGCTTTGGTCAGTCGGCTATCTATGCCTTTAGCTTGCTTCAGATTGACGTATCGGGAAGCGGCAACTACACGCTCTCGATTGCGGAATTAAACAAGACGGCGTATGTCTTTACCGGCACCCTGACGGGTAATCGCGACATCATTGTTCCGACCACCGTACAGCAGTACTGGGTCAGCAATCAGACCTCTGGGTCTTATACGCTTGGTGTTCGCACTTCTTCTCAAGCAAGTCCCGGTGTCACGGTATCTTCCGCAGCCCGAGCCATTTTGTATTGCGATGGCACGGATGTTGTAGACGCGGATACATCAACGATTGGTATTCCCGTTGCCGTCAGTCAGGGTGGTACGGGCGCAACAACCGCGAGCGGTGCAAGAACCAACTTGGGTGCAACGTCGATTGGTAACGCGGTCTTTACGGCTGCGAGTACTTCTGCGGCGCAGATTGCGCTGGGTCTTGACCCGATTGAAGGCGGTAGTTACTGATGCCACTTCAGCCGATCATCGTTCGCTCCGAACCCGGCATTAAGCGGGACGGAACGAAGTTTGAAGGTAACTTTTACGTGGACGGACAATGGGTCCGGTTCCAGCGTGGGTTGCCGCGTAAGATCGGCGGGTATCGGGCGCTTCAAGACCGGCTGGATGGCATCGCCCGTGGCATGCACATTCACAATCATAATGGTTATACCTATGTCCACATAGGCACCAAAGACGGGGTGTTTCGTTTTCGGCTGGACCAGAATGGCAATTCCAGCATTGTGACCAACCGGACCAATGGTGGTTACGTCTCAAACGCTAACTCGCTATATCAGTTTGATGTGGCGTTTAACACCACAAACACTCAAAACGAAATACTGGCGCATGTTGCGCCAAACTTGGAAGACATTTCTTCAGATGCTGCGGGGCAGCTCTTTCAAGGATTTGATAACGGAACGAGTCAACTTACTCTCGTATCCGCAGTAACCGTGTCCGGCGGCATCGTTGCCTTGGCTCCGTATGTCTTTGCGTACGGGTCTGACGGATTTATTCAATGGAGTCGTTCGGGGTATACGGACGATTGGTCAGGCGGCGATGCGGGTAATGCGCGGGTTACAAGCCAAAAGATTGTCAAGGGTCTTCCGCTGCGTTCCGGTGCCGGTAACGCGCCTTCGGGACTTTTCTGGTCATTGGATTCGGTGATCCGTGCGACCTATGTTGGCGGTGCTCCGGTTTTCCAGTTTGACACCATTACCTCGCAGTCAAGCATCCTCTCTTCGCAAAGCGTGATTGAGTACGACGGTATTTACTTTTGGTGCGGCGTAGACCGCTTCCTAATGTTTAACGGTGTCGTGCGCGAAGTACCGAACTCGCTGAACCTAAACTGGTTCTATGACAACTTGAACTACTCTCAGCGCCAGAAGGTGTTTGCGTTTAAGGTACCGCGCTGGGGCGAGATCTGGTGGTGCTACCCGAGAGGCAATGCGACAGAGTGTACGCACGCGGTCATTTACAACGTGCGCGAAAATACGTGGTACGACACGGAACTTCCAAACGGCGGTCGCTCTGCGGGTCAGTATGCGCAGGTTTTCAGTTCCCCGCTCGTGGTGGGTGTGATTGATACCGAAACGGTTCAGTTTCGTGGTACGCAAGACAGCGAACGTCGGGTGACCGAAGATGGCAATCCGAGAATTATTAACGACCCTCAAGGCTACGTTGTGTGGCAGCACGAGTATGGTACGGATGAGATTAATGGCGCTCAAATTCGACCTATTCGTTCTTGGTTTGAGACTGCGGATATGTCTTTGGTGGCGTCAGAGCAGCCTCAGAATATGGCTATCCGGGTCGAGTACATAGAACCCGACTTTGTTCAGTCTGGGAACATGACCGTGGAAATCACAGGCCGCGCTAACGCAAGGTCTGCGGAAGTGACAAGTGATCCCAAGACGATCTTTGCCAATCTGACAGACCGTCAGCAGCAGTTGGTGTACTTCCGCGAAATTCGTCGCGAGTTGCGTTTCCGGTTTGAAAGCAACACGATTGGTGGGAATTATCAAACGGGGCAGATTATTGCGCACATTGAACCGGCAACGGGCACGGTGCTTGGAGAGAATCCATGAGTCTGCTGACAGATCCGCGTTATCACAAGCTTCAGGATTGGGCTGATTACACAGTCTTTGATCTGGAAAATTACGGTCCAATTGCTCGACTTGAGAAAGAGTCTGAATGGCAAAACTGGGCTGCGGGTATCATTGGCATTAATGGCATTTCTCAGCAAAACCCTCCGTCGCCGTATCAGTTTGACGACTGGCGAGAGTGGGCGCTTCGCTTTTATCAAGTTTTAGACTAGGTGCATCATGGCTAATTACTACATGTACGGCGAAATTCCCGGCGTTAGCTTGGAAGACTACGGCGATGCAATGGGTGGTCTAGGCTCTTTTGCTCCGCGTGGTGAAGTCATTTCGGGACTCCCTTTCACGATGCCTGATGAAGATCGGTCTTATGTGCCGCGTGGGGAAGACGTTCCGGTAATGCCCTTTGTACCGCCTGCTACGTATGACTTTGAAGCACCACAGTCTCCTTTAACTTCTGTGGCAAAAGGGATGACTGGCGGTAAAGATCGTTACACGCCGGAAGAAATGGCTGAGATATTAAAAAATAGTGGATTAATGGGTTCCGCAACAGGGCCTGCTCCAACTCAAGTTTTTGATGAGCCGGTCTACACTCCGCGTGGGGAGGATGTTCCGGTAGCGCCGCTTGCGGCTCCAACTCCTTCTGGAGCAGCGCCATCGAATTGGCTTGAAAACATGAAGCAATTTACTGGAGGCGCTACGCCATCTCCGCTTGCTTACCTTACAACCAAAGGAACAGGCGGCGCTGGCCTTCAAGAAGGCACTGCTCAAAAAACACTTTCGGATCTTCTTAAAGCAAACAAATTTGAAGAAGCGTTTAAATTTGCTGAAGCAAACAATCTTCAACAACTGCTTGCTGTTCCTGCTTACCTTAAAGACCTTCGTGATCCATTTACCAAGGAAGAAGCACAACAGTTTTTAAACGCTGCTCCAGCAAACTTTTTGCCAAACCTTTCCGGTACTGGAAATCTTGAAAAGTTTACATTTGATCCGCGTGGTGCGGCAGAGCGTGGCGCTTTTGGGTGGATGGGGTTTGACGAAAAAGGTCAACCCATTGCATCTGAAACTGGGTTTCCAAGACTTGATGCGGCTTGGAAAGTTGAAGAACTTGATCCTAAAACAAGCATCTTTGAAAAGATATTTAAAGCTGCTGCGATTGCCGCTACCGTTGCCGGAGGGGCGCAAGCACTCGGCGCTTTAGGAAAAACCGCTGGAGCAACTGCTGCGGGTGGAGCAGGCGCAGGCGCAGGCGCTGCTGGTACTGGCGCAGCAACCACATTTAGCCCCGGTCTTGCGGCTTCTCAGATGGCTGCAACAGGAACGTATGGATCAGGTCTTGCTGGACTAGGCGCAGCCGGTGCGGCGGGGGCAGGTTCCGGACTTGGCGCTGGAACAACGGCAGCGGCTGCTCCGCTTCAAACGATTACAGTAACCGCACCTGCTGCGACTAAGGGCATTGGTAGTCTTGCTGCTTTAGGCCCCGGCACTTTGGCATCTTTAAACTTGATGCGCGGTGTCAGCGATATTCCGGTAGACATTTACGGAAGACCTGTTGAGCCACCTCCGGCAGAGGCTCCGCCTGAGGTTCCGCCAGAAGAGCCGCTTAAGGAAATCCTTGTTACCGCACCTAAACCTATTTCTGCCTTAGATATTGCGGCGGGGGCTACGGTGCCTGCGCTTTCTAAAACAATTGCAGACATGGGGTACAGAGCGCCTGCTTTTGAAGGAACTCCGGTTGAGAATATTCCTGAAGTTGTTGTTCAAGGAACTGCTCCGAAGCCGATTGACTTAACTTCGGTTGTTGGACCCTTGACTGCGGCTCAACTAACGCAGGGATTTACGCAGCCTCAAGTTGATCCAACAACGGGCGAACTTAAAGAGCCGCCTAAGACACAGCAGGAGCTGGATGCTATTCAAAAGGCTTTAGAAACAGGCGCTCCAATTCCGGGCACAGAAACCGCCCTAGACAAACTCGGCAGACTTCTTTCTAACGCAGAAAAAATTAACAGCGTTATGAAATTGCTAGGCACTTTGGGCGCTTTGAAGGCAGGCAGCAAAGCTGTCTCTGGCGGCGGCGCAGGCATGGGAGCAGCCCCCACAGGCTTCGGCGGCGCATTGCCTAAATATGAGTTTAAGCGCACTCAACTCCAGCCGCAGATTGACTACTACCGTTATGGCCTTGGTCCTGAGGCAAAGTTTTTTTCGGATGTTGTTGTTCCGCCTTCGCCGCCAGAGCCGCCGCAAGGTCCGCCCTCTAAGCCACCGGGTGATGAGCCGGTCTTTGCCGCTGGCGGTCTGACGGGCTATGCCAAGGGCGGAAGCAATAAGTCCCGGTACGTTGCCGGTCCCGGCTCTGGGCGGGATGACAAGATCCCGGCGCTTCTGAGCGATGGGGAATACGTGATTGACGCGGAGACTCTGGCCCTACTGGGCGACGGGTCTACCAAAGAGGGGGCGAAGCGTATGGACCAATTCCGTGCTAATATCCGGCGACACAAGGGTCGTGCCCTTTCGCGTGGCCGGATCAGTCCAAATGCGAAGTCGCCTAATAAATATATGGGCGGAGGGTTGACCTAATGTCTGTTCTAGATTTCCTGTTTGAAGGCCAAGCGCCAACGCCGACGACCTTAACTGGCACGGCCACCTCTCAACTTCCCGAGTGGTACAACGAGTACACCCGGAACATGCTGGGCCGTGCTCAGGCAATTTCAGAAATTCCCTATGCGCCTTACACCGGACCGCGTATTGCTGGTTTTACTCCAGCAGAGCAAGCCGGAATGGTGGCAACTCAAGAAGCCGCAGGAGCTTTTGAGCCGTTCCTAGAGGGCGCTAAAACTGCTTTGGGTCAAGCAGGCGGTCTGTCTGGAATGCAGGCTGCGGTACCTTATCTAAAGGCTGCTGAAACGACCTTCCCCGGTGCCGCTGCTCAGTACATGAGTCCGTACACGCAGAATGTGGTTAACCGTATTGCGGACGTTGGCGTGCGGCAGTTGCAAGAGAAGTTCCTTCCCGCGATTGGCGAAGAGTTCACCAAGGCTGGTCAGTTTGGCGGTTCCCGCATGGGCGAATTTGGTGCAAGGGCGCTGCGCGATGTGGGCGAGGCGGTGCTTAGCGAACAAGCCAAAGCGTTAGAGTCGGGCTACAAAACGGCTGCGGACATCTACGGCACCGACGTAAGCCGCATGGCAGATCTTGCTCGCATCTCAGGAGGACTCGGCGCACAGGACGTTCAGTCGCTTATGAGCCTTGCGGGTAAATATGGCGAACTAGGTGGCACGGCTCAAGAACTGGGTCTGCGTGGTGCCGAGGCTGTTACAGGTACTGGCGCTGCCGAGCGGGCAATGCAGCAGCAGAATCTTAACTTGGCTTATCAAGACTTCTTGCGTCAGCAGGGTTATCCAGCGGAGCAGGCGAAGTTCTTGTCGGGCATGCTGGCAGGCGTGCGGTTGCCTGAAACCAAGATTGAGCAGCAACAGACGCTTCCGCAAGGCTGGGAGTACGGCACAACGGGCGCTGGAAAAGTGATCGGCGGCATTCAAGATCTTAAGGATCTTTACGACCTCATCAAAAAGTTTGGGTGATCCACCATGGACGATAACGAAGAAACTACAGGTCTTGGCGTTCTTCGCTCTTCATTGAGAAGTGCCGTTGAAGAGGGCGGTCCTCTGGCATCGGTAATTAGCGAGTCCATGAGAAAGGCTGGTGTTCCGGAAGAAATTTCCGTGGACTACGAGCCATACCGTGCGCCTGAAAGAGAGATGCCTGCTCGTCAAACTCAGTACCGCGATGAGCTTATGCGTCAATTGCAGAGCACTACTCAAAAGCTGCTTGCCCCAAAGCCGGAGCCGAAGAATCTTCTTGAGGCGCTGTCTCGTCGTTTTGTGATGCCAACCGGAAAAACAGGCGATCTTCTTATTGCGCGTCAAGAGCGTGCGGCGAAAGAAGAGGAAGAGGATTTAAAGCGTCGGGAGGCGATTCTTTCAATTCTTGATAAGCAGGCACGATTGGAGCGTGAGCAGGAGGAAGATCTTGCTCGGGCGCGGGCGGCGGAGGCGGAGGCAAGGGCTAAAAGCGCTAAACCATCAGCTGAATACAGCCCAAGCGAAGGTCGTCAATACGTATTTAAAGATGGAGCGGCTGCTGGAGTTGCAGAAGGCAGAGCTCCTCAAGTTTTTAAAAAAGATCTTGGGTACGGTTACATTGATGATGAAGGAAACTTTAGACCGGCACGCGAAGCTCCTACTGGAACTCGCGTAGTTACCAGTGGCGCTTTAAATCCTGTTGCGCTTTCTAAATTTGATGACAGGCAGTTAAAGTTTACAGAAGAACTTATTGGTCTTGAAAAAATGCAAGACTATTTTAAAAACGTAACAAGTTTGGATAGAGGCTTTAAAAACTTAGCTAACAGATTTATTGCAGATATTAAAAATTTTATTGGCAAACCAGTTGAGGGTAAGCAATTTAATACTTTAGAAGCGTCTGCTCAGCAGCAAGCTCTTTTGGGAGCAATACGCCTTGAGGTGCTTGGCGGCGGCGTGCTGACGGAAATAGACGCCCAGAGACTTATCAATACTTTAGGCGGAGACATGGCAAGTGGAAGAATGAATCCAGATCTTGTCGCTGCTAGACTTAAATCTCTTTATAAAGAAAAACATCAAAGAGCTGATTTGCAATCTAGAATGCTTAAAAGAGATGCAAATTATTTTGGTTACGATCCTGAAGAGTTTTCTCTTACGGTTCCAGCAACTCTTGGCGGTGACGTTCTTAGATCGAAGCCTCCAGCGGAAAAACCAAAAGATAAACCCGCTGCGCCACGCCCGCCTGCTACTGGCGCAAACTTGCCCATGACAAAAAGAGTGGGCAACGAAACGTGGACATTGAAAGTAGACGCAAAAGGCAATAGAGCATACGTAAGTCCAGATGGTAAAAAGTTTGAGGAAGTACGCTAATGGCTTTTGACCTTGGATCTGCTAGGCCGATTGATGAAGAAAAGCCCTCCGGCGGCTTTGACATTTCAACGGCAAAAGGTGTTGATGAAGAGGTTGTTAAGCCATCAGGCAAAACACCCTCTGAAATCTATTACAACTTTGTTCTAAACAGGGTTAAGTTACCGCAGATCCGCGCTTCTCTTAAAGAAGCAGGCATGGAATTTGATCCAAAGCTTTATCGCGAAGCTTTGATGAGCGTAACTCAGACTCCAGAGGCTGTAGAAGCGCAGCGCGTAGGCACTGCCAAAGTTGTTGAAAGTGGACTTCGTGGAGGTGCAGGTGGCGTTTCTGGGATGGCCGAAGCCGTTACGCAACTCGTTCCGGGTGAGACGGCGACCGACGTTGCCGCGTTTTTCCGTGAGCAAGAGCGCAAGCAACGAGAGGCTGCACCGATTCAAGAAGTTTATGGCGCTACCAAAACGCTGACCGAACTTGCTCCTTATGTGGGCCTTGCCTCCAAGGTTGCTAAAGCCAAGACATTGGCTACGCCATTTAGACAACTTATTGCGCAGCCAACAACTCAAGCGGCAGCAACGTATGCTTTGACTCCGGAAAGAGCTGGAGAAAAAACTCTTTCTGATTTGGTTGTTGAAAGACAAGAGCCAGAAGGTGCTTTATTTGGCATGCTCCCAACAACGGGAAGCACAAAAGCAGATGCTGCTTTAAATGCCTTTATCCTGACCGGCGCACTTGAAGCGCCATTTGCTGCGTACTCTGGATTGAGAGGAGTCTTTCCTAAAGAGAAAGGAATGCCTCCGGGTCCTGAAGAGGCTGCGGCATATAAAATTCTTAAAGAAAAAGAAGCAGAGCTTACTGGATCAAAAGAAGGCGAAACGCTTGATGCTCAGATTTCTGCCGCAAGACAGGAAGAAGAAGCAAGACGCGCCGCTTTGGAAGAGCTTCAGCGCAAGCAGGCTGAAGAAGCTGCTCGTCGGCAACAGGAAAACATTCGTCTTGAGGCTGAAAGAAACCAGCGTCAACAGGCGCTTATTGAGCAGCGCCGTCAAGCTGAGCTTGCTGAGCAAGAAGCAAAGCTTGCCTCTCAAGAAAGAATTCGCTCAGCAGAGGATAAGCGTGAGCAGATTAAGGAAACGGCTGAGTCAGAAGCCGAGCGGTTGCGTCTTGAGTCCGAGTCTCCAAAAAAGGAATTTCCAGACGAAGACGAGATCCTTCGTCAAGAGAAAATTAACGATGCCGCTGTTGAGGCAAGCGGTACTTTGGAGAATGCCGCTGCCAAGTTAGACGCTCAGGCTGCTAAGCGCCAAGCCGAGGCTGAAGCAACGACCGCGACTTCTGGAGTCAAACTTTACGACCTTGGTGATCGCGTCAGGCAAATTTTTATAGAGACAAGAAACAAACTTGTTGATGCCAGAAACAAGGCCATGGGTAAGGGCGCTGAAGACGTTGAGGAAGGCAAAGGATTGCTTGCTCACGAGAAAGACGTTGCCGCTCGTGAATCTAAAGAAATGCTTTCTGACACCAAAGAGTTTGGAGAGTTTGAATCATTTATTAATGAGAAAGTTACGTCTCGTACACTAACAACTCCTCTTAAAAGAGTTTATGAGTACATTAAGCGTGAGATTGATACAGAAGAGGGTGCTGTTCCTTGGGAGCGTTTAAGAAATCTTCGTAGAGAAGTTGCGGATAAAATTTCTCCAACACCTGAGGTATCTTTTGGCGCATTGACTGAGCAACAAAACAAGGCTCTTATTAAAGAGATTGACAATCTTCTTGACAGTTTTGTTGGCGGTACAAAAGGAAAGCCCGGCTCTTACAGGAGGTTTATTGAGGGATATAAGGAAGCCTCTAAGCCGCTTGAGATATTTAAATTTGGTCCCGGCAAAACAGCGACAGAAATGGGTGAGTGGGGCCGTGGCCTTGAGTATGACCGTGAAGATGTCATCAAGGCTGTCATGCACCCAACTCGCTCCAATGCCGAAGCCGTTATTGAGCTTGCTGGCGATAAAGTTGATGACCTTGCTGATGTAGTCCGTTCAGCCATCCTCAAGGAAGCGAAAGGCGATCCAAAGAAACTTCGCGACCTTATTAGCGAGGGTGGAAAGTACGATGAGTTCTTGAGCGTTGATGCTTTTAGCGGTATCCGTTCAGATCTTTCCAACTTGGCAAGGACGGGCAAACTTAGCGAAGGCATTGCAAAGAGACTCACCGAGCGAGCTACGTCTCTTAGAAACACCGCTGCCGAAGTGGCAAAACTTCCGGGTGAATTGAGAAGGCTGCTTAACGTCAGAGACTTTTCGTCAGATGCCGCGTTGGCCTCTATTTCCCGTTTCTTGAACGCAAACCCTGCATCTAGAGAAAGCGTTGGATCGGCCATGACGAGTCTGGTCGATGGCATGCCCGATGAGCAAATCGTTGCCGCGTTGTCAAATCCCGCCAAGCGAGCAGCATTGGTACGTGCTGGACTTCCTACAGAACAAGCCGACCTTTTGTTGCAAAAAGCCAACGCTTCAATTGCGGACAGGGCTGCGAAACTTCAGGCTGCGAAAGACGTTAAGCGTCAAGCCAGAAAAACGGGCCGTGAAATTGTTCGTACTGCGCGTGAGCCTGTAACAAGTCAGCGTCAAAAAGTTAGGGAACTTGGCGCAGAAATTTCTAAAATTAGCGCAGAAAGACGAGCAGCAGCCGCTGCTGAAAGAACAGCCGCCGCCCAAGAACGTGCTGCTGTGGCGGCAGCAAGAGCACCTATCCGTGAAGCCAAGGCTCTTCGTGTTGACCTTGAGCAAAAGAGAAAGGCTCTTACGGACATCAATGAACGTCCAGAGTTGGCTGAAGCCATTATTAGTGCCGCTAAAGACATTCCGATCAACACTACGGAAGGACTGATTAACGCCACTACGCTTGGTGCAATCTATACCAGCCTTGCTCAAGTAACTCTTGGCTCGCCAATTCTTTCAGCTATTGCTGGCGCAGTTGGCGTAAGACAAGCACTTACTCAACGTGCCGCTAAAGCTGCAATGCTTGGCAGAAGCAAGGAAGAGATTCGTAACAGAATCAAATCTGAGCTTCAGCAAATGATCCGAAGCAAGCTAAAGCGTGAAGAAACTCGTCAGGTCATAGAAAGCTATGAAGACGTAATGAATGCTCAGCGTAAAGCCAACGAGGTTTTAAAGACTCTTGGTATAACCCCGGCTGCGGGAGCAGCCTCTGCGAGAATCATTTACGAAGGTTACGGAGACACCGGGCAAGAGCCAATACCTGAAGAGGAGGCTCCGGAAGAATATGTTGAGGAAGGTCCTAGCCTTGATGACGCAATAGCATCTCAAGATGCTGAATATCTTCGCCCTGTAGTTGAAGCCATTTATGCTCAAGAGTCTAGTTCTGGGCAGGATGTTAGTGCTTTAGAGGAAAACTACGCTGGCGCAAAAGGCGTTATGCAGGTTATTCCGCAGACCTTTAAAGAAGTAAAAAGACTTGGGCTAATTCCAGAAGATTATAGTTTTGATAATCAGCAGCATCTGGCAGAAGCAGGTGTCGCTTACATCAAACATCTTGCCTCAATGTATGACAACGATCCTGAAAAAATTGCCGCTGCCTATTACGGTGGTCCTAGTGCGGTAACCGAACAGGGCATACGCCGTGAACGTCGCGATCCTAATAATCCTAAAGCGCCAACGGTTGGTCAGTACGTCGATCGAATCATTGACCGAATGATTCCGACTGCTGAAGCGAGAGGAATGCAACAAGGCGGTCTAGTCACCCCCGGCAACATTGACGTATCCAAACTGCCCGCTGTGCGCAATCCGGATGGCTCTTATAGCACCGTGCGGTCTATGGGTATTGAGATGGATGGAAAGCATTATCTAATACCCAAGGTCGTCAACGGTCGCGTGGTGTCAGATGACGAAGCCTTCAATCACTTTATAAAGACTGGCAAACATCTCGGTATTTTTGGTAGTCGAGCTGATTCTGATGCTTACGCAAAACAACTTTCTGAAGCCGAAGCCAAAAGAATTGGAAAGGCCAAAGGCGGTCCCGTTTACTCTCATGCCGAACAGGACTTGCTAAGACGCTACTCAAGCAGGTAGAGTCAAGTCCATGAAAAAGCGGGAGAAGTACATCCCCGTCCAGATTGAGGATGGGAAGTGGTACCGCATGAGGGGTTACACGCACACGGAGTGCTGTGACTGTGCACTTGTACACAAGGAAGAGTTCCGCGTGGTAGATGGCCATATTGAATGGCGGGCTGTTAGGGATGACAAGGCTACGGAGAAACGCCGTCAGGAACTCGGCATCAAAATCACCAAGAAGTAATCATGCCTAGATATTCAGAAGATTCCGAGTTTGTAGAAGCTTGGAGACGGTTTAATAAAGCAAGTTTAGTCGCTAAACATTTCAAGATGGACGTTAGGTCTGTCTACGAAAGGCGACGGATAGTAGAGCAAAGGTACGGTATTTCTCTTATGAGCAATCAAAAGAGCGTGCCTTCCAGTAGCATCAAAAACAAGATTGGGAACAGGCTCAACGAACTGGCCAAGATTCGGCAAGAGAAATACGAAACCGAGATGTCCGATACGGTCACCGATGGCGTCGTGTTGATTGCCTCCGACTGTCATTATTGGCCCGGTATCGTGACCAAGGCGCATCAAGCCTTTTGCAAGTTAGCCAAGCAGCTTAGTCCGAAAATGGTGGTTCTGAATGGGGACATCTTAGATGGCGCTCGCATCAGCCGCCATGCGCGGATCATGTGGGAAAAGCAGCCGCTGATGAAGGACGAAATCGCTGCCGTTCAAGACCGATGCGCAGAGATTGAACGGGCTGCGGGTAAGGCCAAGTTCGTCCGCACCATTGGCAACCACGATGCCCGGTTTGAGAACTACCTCTCCAGCCGCGTGGGCGAACTGGAAGAGATGACGGGTATGACCCTGCTCGATTATCTGCCGCGCTGGCGTGCGGGGTGGTGCATCCATTTAAACAACCAGACGGACGGTTGGACCACGATCCGGCATCGGCCTGTCGCGGGTGGCATCCACTCGGCCTACAACAGCACGCTCAAGGCGGGTGTCTCATACGTACACGGGCACCTGCATAAGCTTCAGGTTACGCCGTGGGCGGACTACCGTGGTCGCAGGTACGGCGTAGACACCGGCACCATGGCTGAGCCGTACGGTCCGCAATTCAACTACACCGAATCTGGCCCCGTTAATTGGGCATCAGGCTTTGCGGTGCTGACGTTTTACAAGGGTAAACTCTTGCAGCCGGAACTTTGTGTGGTGGAGCACGGCGATGCGTGGTTTAGAGGGGTCAAGTTGTAATGCGCTGCGAGTCGTGTAAGCACTTCATCAAGACGTATGAAGGCGAGGGGTGGTGTTCACATCCCAAGTATTCTGGAATCGTGATGACCTCGTTCAACCAAGAGATATGCCGGGGCAACGGCTATGTCAGGGGAAGCGAACCAGTTCGGATTCCTCCGTCTGCTTCTGAAGAGACTCCACGTAAGCCGTAATGATAGCTTCAATGAACTCGTCAAACTGATCCGGCGTGAACTTCATAAAGTCGTAGACGCCCGTGGCCTCAATAAAGTGACCAGCGGCAGCGACCGCATCGTTGATGGCGACGACTTCTCTCGGTGACTTGTCGATCATGTAGGCATCCATACATTTGATTGAGCAGAAACGTGCTTTGATTCGTTGGTAATCAACTGGCACGCGGGAGCGGGGGTCGTATATCCATCCCCGTTCTTCCCGATGGCATATCGGGCATAAACCTAAACTCCGTGACTTCGGTGTACTTTCCATTCTTGCGGACCTTGATTTCAGCAGGCTTCAGCAGCGAGTCAGAGTGAGCGATGGCTTCGGCTGTGTTCTTCGGCAATATCCCGGGACCTGCCATTCGGTGCTGCCACCACTTGCGAGCCTTCTCCTGCGCGTACCCTCGGTGGTCAAAGCAGATCCACTCGCGGTAAGTAATCAGCCCAGAGCGATATTCAACTCGCATGCTGTCGGGGCTACCGGGCTTTTGATGGCGGCGGTAGTACACCGCGTTGACCTTGACCCACTCCTCAGGAATGGCGGCAGACATGACGGGCAGCGTCGAAGCCGTGCGGTCAATCTTGATTTCGCGAGCAGGCCAGATATACCCGCAGTCCATGCACTCCATCGCCGCAGCGTGAACAATGCTTTTGCACTCGGGGCAGGTCTTGGTGGGGGCTTCTCCTGCCTCATCGCTACGTCGCGGCTTCTTGGGATTGATGCGGTCCACCGGCCCATGGCGGGCGACGTTGCCTGCGAAGTCCAGCACCAAGCAGTCCTGCTTCCAGTCGTGGTTACGCATGCCTCTGCCCATAATTTGGACATACAGCCCAACCGACTGGGTAGGCCGGAGCAGCGCAATCAGATCTACAGACGGCGCGTTAAAGCCCGTGGTGAGTACGCCCATGGAGGCCAGCGCCTGAATTCGCCCTGCCTTGAAGTCCGCCACAATGCGATCACGTTCGGCTTTAGGGGTATCCCCAAAGATCGTCTCGCAGGTTACCCCGTGGCTACGGATCAGTTCTGCAATGTGGGTCGCGTGGGATACGCCTGCGCAAAAGAGCAGCCATGACTTACGCTGTTGCCCAAACGCCACAATCTCCTTAACGGCAGCGCGGTTTACATCGTCCTTGTCTACCGCTCGCTCCAACTCCCCGGCTACGAACTCGCCGCCTCGGGTGCTGACCCCGGTGACATCCAGCCGGGTCTTGGGTTCCTTGGAGACGAGCTTGGTGAGGTAACCCTGCTTGACCATATCGGCAAGCGCCGCCTCGTAGGAAATGTCCGTAAAGAGGGCATCCTTACCGGAGCAGAGCAGCCCGCTGTCCAAGCGATATGGTGTAGCAGTCAACCCAATCACTCGCATGTGCGGGTTCATCACCTTTAAGGTCTTGAGGAACTTTTGGTACATCGTGTTGGTCTTACGCGGAATCAGGTGCGCCTCATCCACCAGCACCAGATCGACCTTCGTAAACTTGGTCGCGTGTTGATGCACCGACTGTATCCCACAGAATACGATTGACGGTTCAAAGTCGCGTTGATTTAAACCGGCTGAGTTAATACCTGCGTGGGCTTCTGGCCAGAGCCGCTTTAGCTCGTCGTAGTTTTGCTTAATCAACTCGCGAACGTGGGTCACAACCACGATCTTGCAGTCGCCCCAATTGGTCAGCACACGGCGGCAAAACTCTGCGATGACAAAGCTCTTGCCGGTGCCGGTGGGAAGAACGATCAGCGGGTTGCCATCGTTTTCCTCAAAATATTTAAACGTGTACTCAATGGCTTCGTTTTGGTATGGGCGTAGTGTGATCATGCGTCAAGTCCAGTTTTAGGCGTTTTTTGAAAAATGTAGAGTGCAACTTCTCTAGTTTTAGCAAGTTCATAAAATGATCCCGAGGCATGCATCGCGTACCCGTATAGGTCGAGTGCCCTCAAGATCAGTCTTAGTTCATCAGGCGATAAGAGAAACTCATCGTCGTCTTCCGTCAATTGTTCCCGTCCAGCCATTTGCTTCCATCGCTTAGCGTGTATTCCACCCAGCCCTCACCGTAATCGGTCTGCTCGCCGGGAACAAGGTCGGGGTGAAAAAGATGGTCGTCGCAGCCTTTAACCTGCATGTCCTTTGTCAATAGGTGGTCATGCTTCTCGCACTTCCAAGTTCCCTCAGGCGTTGGCGTTGAGTGCATACAAGTGCGGCAAGACCTGTCCTTTGGTAACTCGCTGTTATGACACATGCCGTGGAACGAGCAAAACTTACATTCGTACCATGCTGGATCGTTTGATATTTTGGAAGGCGGTCGATTTGCAAAGATGATGCGCTTAGCTTTGTTGATAAACTTCTCGGCATCGGCTTGCACATACGGTGTGCGCACGCTTACAAGGTCCCTCACACCCGGTGAGCCAGCGGTCAAGTAGTGCCGCTCAGCCTTAAAGTAGTGCATGTAAATCTGCGCTTGAGCGTAATAGATCGGGTCCCACTCACGCAGCGCGTTGTCTTCGCCTTTGGAAACTTTTAACGAGTACAGCTTCTTGTGCTTTTGCTCGTTAACAATCTTGCACTCCCAGACATGCAACTTCTTAGGCGACTGGATCAGCCCAGTAATCAACCCATCGCAGTTGCCGCGAAAGTGCCCACCAAGATCTTCAAAACTATGCTGGACACCGGGTTCCTTTTCCGTGGAAAGATCCACTCCGGGGATGAGCCGAAGCCAATCTGCCAATACCTTTTCACCCCGGTGCCCATCTTCAATTCGTCGAATGCCCGCAGCCTCAATAAAGCCCTTCTTGGCCCAGCGGAAATTGAGCCACAGTTTGCGCTCACAACTTTCGCCAATGGCGGACGCTCCGAGGTACTGCCTGCGTTCAAAACTTTGCGCTTTCTCAAGCGCCTCGTCCAGCGCCAATAGCGTTGGATCTTGTAGTGTTGGAATTTTTACCATAACCCCTCAAAGGAAAGCGCGACACCCCGGAACTAAATGGTTTGGGGGGTGCCCCGAGATGCCGCGCTCCCTAATTACTTCTTACGTTCCCAAGGCTTCTGTCCAGATGCCGCAGCAGCAGGAGCCGGTGCAGCAACAGGAGCAGCAGCTTTGGCAGCGGTGCCCGCGAGCGGAAGGTACTTCGCAGAATTCTGGAGCGTACCGTCGCGGCCTTCGGTGACCTTGAGTTGTACGCGAAGGGGTTTCATGTGCAGTCGCTCAGAGTCATCCAGCGAGACAAGACCCACCGCATTACAGATCGCGGACAACTGACGCTCGGCAATCTCAACCGTTTTGGAATTGCTATTAAAAAGATTTAAACGCTCCCAAAACTTGCCCCGAGCGGGACCATCAAGAATGTCGAACTCCAGCCACAGGTATCTACCCGTACCCGATTTGGTGTCACGCATGTCGCTGTTAACGACTTGCATGGTGTAGTCGCCCGCAGGTTTCGGGCCGTTGTTAGAGGATTGAGTGGTTTCTACTGGTGTGAAATTAAGCTTAGCCATTTTATTCTCCGATGATTTGATTCATAGCAATCCCGAGGGCTTCGGCAAACTTGCCGTAGTCCAAAGGCAGGGTGTCAGGCAGCGGCCAACGAGACTTGGCTTGCCAGCCCGGACGTTCTTGGGTGTACAACACGCGAGTACCAGAGCCGACAGCGCGAGTGACTTTCTGGTTAAAGCCGACATCACTCTTGACTGTGCTGTACTGCTGATTGGCGAACATCATAATGTCGCACCACTCAGCAATGACGCTCGCGCTGCCGTGGTGGAGGTCCAACTGATACCTGTCGTACGGGTCAGCGAGCGGATCATCAAAGCGTCTCACCTGCGAGTGGGCGAGCATAATGACCTGCATGTTCTTAGCCGAACGAAGGTGATCAAAACCTTCCAGCAACTGCTTCCAGTAATCGACCGCAGCCTTGTAGCCACGACCGTAACCGATAGCGTCAATGGTCTTGACGTTGTTGTCTTCAGCCACGCGCTTGTGGATGAGCTGCTCGGCCCAGTCTGCGCTATCAAGGACCACGGTTTCAAACTCGTGATTCTCGTTTGCGAGAACGCCGATAGCGTCCATCATGTCATCAAAACTCTGAGCGACGGGGAACGCTGTTGCAGAGACAGCATCAAGTCCCTCTTCGGTCTGGATGAACACAGGCTTCGGGGCTTGCGCACCAAAGGTTGATTTGCCGATGCCGTGAGTGCCGTAAAGGACAATGCGCGGCGGACGAGCGGTGCCAGTCTTCTTGAGACTAGCAAGTGAGATTGCCATGTTTAAACTCCAATTTCGATTTTGACGTAGGTCTTCGCAGGCTCAATGGTCAGAGCACGCGAGAGAAGCTTGTAGAGTTGTGGCTCGTTGTTGGCGAGGTACTTGACACCCGCTATATCCAACTCACGCACAACCTTAACCGGCTGCAAGGACTCCGGAATCTTCGATGCAACGTGAGCATCAAATGCCTTCCAGTCGATCTTGCGGTTCAGTTTGCCTTGGATGGTGATCAGATACTGACCCACCCTGTGCTTCTCGCTGCCCTCTTCCTTTGAACCAAGAAGGGCGATTAGTTCTTCTTCAAGTGCCACGCGCTTCTCGTTGGCTTCTTTTTCAGCGATCCGCGCTTGGTACAGTTCTTCAGCAATTTCAGTTTCGTTTCGCATATTTAAGGTTTCCTGTAGTTGACTGGCTAGGCCAGTGAGACGGACGATACACCCCCTTGTGACGGAATGCAATAGGTGGCAATATGTCACTCGTTAGGGGGCTAACGGAGGATGTAATGACCCTGAATGACTACTTAAAGCAAAGAAACTTGACACACGAGGAATTTGCTGAACTGCTAGGCTGCGACCGAACCACGGTCACCAAGTGGCTTGACGGTTCACGAGTCCCCTCTGCCCGATGGGCGCAATTGATTGAGGTGCGCACCGAAGGAAAAGTCAAGGCAAAAGACTTGCGATCCATTGATTCTTGCGGCGGCGGACAAAGACTCTATGGCGTGATTGTGACCCGTGGCCTGACGATCCAGCAGGCTGCGCATCTGATGAGCATGTCGCGCAATGCACTTGCGGCATACATCAAAGATCAATCAAAGCCATCGCGTATTCACGTTGCCAAAATTAAGCACTACTTTGGAGTATCTCTATGATTGACATCGTTTTCCACGGCACACCGATTGGTAAAGCCCGTCCACGCTTTGGCCGCGCCAAGAACGGAAACGTTGTGACCTACACGCCAACCAAGACCCGACAGTTTGAACGCGACTTTAGATCGCTTGCTCAAGTTGCGATGATGGGGAAGACCGTGCTAGAAGGGCCTGTCAAGGTTACGATCACGGCGTACTTCTCCCACAAGACCAAGACGGGATGGCACGTTTCCCGACCCGACCTTGACAACATTATCAAGGCAGTTCTTGACGCGCTGAACGGTATCGTCTTTGACGATGATGCTGCCGTGTGTGAACTTGTCGCTTCAAAAAAATACGACAACGACGAACGGGTTGAGGTTCAAGCAATCAATGTCTGAAGAATACATGTTTGAGTATGGTGCGAAGCTCGTTGATGCGGGCTATCACATCATACTCAAACATGTATTCTTCA